ATGTTAGGAAGGGATACCGAATGGCGCCAGGGAGACCTGCTTTCTGACGAAGTCGCCTATTCACTGGAATTGGTTGAACGTCTCGGTTCAAATCGTCGCGTTGTCTTGATCTCTCACGATTGCGACTTACCCAATGATACTGAGCTATTTGTCGAGGTCATTGTGGGCTCACTAATTCCAACTCGCGATCCGATGGTTACGCACGCAAGGAACCCTCGTCGACTGCATCTGACATACGTATCCGACGAGCGTCCCGACATGACTATTGAGCTTCGTCATATTGATCGACAGCAGATAAACAAAGCTAAGTTCGCCCAGATCACGACTAGAGACATAAATCTACTTCTGCATGCTGACGAGAAGCGCGCCTTAAAACAGTGGCTGGCAGCTCGATATGGGCGTCCCACGTTCCCCAATGCGTTCGAGAACCGGTTACGAAAGATCGTTGGCAAAAAGTCTGTGGAACATCACATCGCAAAAATCCTAAAACCGGAGTCATCGTACTTAGTGGCACTTTTCTTCGATCTTGGTGAGCACAGAGCCATTGAGTTGGAGCACGGAGCACCCTATTTCTTATCGATCTCAGTTGTTTATAACGCCACCGAAGGTGGAGCGAAAGCTAGAGGAAGCGCTGAAAAAGTTGCGCGAGAACTCCGCACGCTCTTCGATTCAGCCTATGGAGCTCCTGAGTATGCAACAGAGATCGAATTGAGCGCAAGCAACGCAGTTGCAGACACATTAATCTCCCTGGCAGATCTACTTAAAGTAGACCAATGGCGGCTCGAATATATCAGTTTAAGTGAAGAGCCAATGGGCGATTTTCTTCCTACTGGTGCGACTCCCGTTTAGACTCGCTTCACTACCCAGGCAGCTAGTAATCAGGAGGGCTCGGCGCAATGCAGTTGCGATAGACCCATTTAGTGGTTTAAATATTCGATCTACGACGAAGATCGCTACCCTTTTCATCGCTAAGCCTAGAAAAAATTTCCATCCCTTTTGAACACCCTTTCCTCAATATGCAAACATCTTTCCCTGCGTCAGAAGAAAATTTTCCAATAGTTTTACAAAAAATGATCGACTACGTTCAGCCTTATATGTCCGCCATAGGGCTAGTCAAACCTGGGGACGATCGTAAACCGCCCGGAGATCATTGCGGCACTGGTTCATTCATCACTTTTAATAACCAGCGTTATATTTTGACATGTGACCATGTCGCAACCAGAAAGAAACTTGGCACCTTGGGATTTACGCAGTTTGATGCGGAAGAAGGGCTATCTATTGCAAACTCATTTGACTGTATGCCCTACCCGGTTGATGCAGCAGCTTCTCCGCTTTCAGAAAACAGCTGGCATCTTATTTCGCATAGGGCAAAATGTATTGATCGAAAAATGCTTTCACAATCGCATAGGCCGGTCGAGGGTGAATATCTATTTATTTATGGATTTGCCGCGATCGACACTAAAACAGCGTTTGGTGAGCACATCATCCCTGGAACAGGCGCTTTTGTTCATGAAGTGCCGTACGACCCTGCCTTGGACTCCGAAAATCCTAAAGTTATTGACGGATTTCACATCTGTATGGCATTCAATCCGATGAACGCTGATCAACTCGAAGGGAGGCCTGCCCCCTTACCACTAGCGGAGGGTATGAGCGGATCTCTAGTGTGGAATACACGTTACCAGGAGCTAACAATGCAAGAAAAGCACTGGAGCGCTGAGGACTCGCGGATCACCGCTATTTTATGGGCCAGCTCGACCAAGACTTGCTCGCTTGCGGCTACACCCATCGAACACCTAGAACCGTTATTCAAAAAACTTGAACGTGTTTGCTAGTGAAGAGTGCCGTTGTCAGAACTCATAGTTGTCCTACGAGATCATGTATTGCAGCGTGCGTAGTCTGCTCCGCCTTGTTATTTTTTAACTAATGTCAACAACATATGCGTTAACAAGTAGGACACCAGGTACCAGCTTTTATCGAGTGAGGAACCGCATCCCATTCATGCCCTTGGGCGCATTTCCAGCGTAACTTCGTGCGTGCGTTCGTGTAATTATCTGATAAGCACTGCCCACCCCTCTTGGCTGCTAGTTCTCGCATTTGAACGACTGTAAGAGGGTGATTTCGACTGCAATGTGGGCACCAAGTACCATTGGCTATGTTTAATGGTCTGGCCAGCCATTGGTGTCCGTGAAGGCATTGCCACTCTAGCGGATGTTGCATGCCTTCATACTTTTGAGATAACAATTTTCCGCCCTTTGTTACGGCCAACTCCCGAAGTTCATCAATCGACCGTCGGACACAGACTGGGCACCAAGTACCTCTACGTATGCTGTTGTATGTAGCCTGCCACTGGTGCCCTTGCTCACATTCCCAAATTAAGCTTTCGCTAGAGCTCACGTATCGGGTTGACAAAAGTCGGCCGCCGCGAAGTCGCGCAGAGTCTTGAATCTTTTCGATGGGATTGCGTGATTTCTGTGCCTTTGCCGCGGCAGAACAAAACGGGCACCACTTACCCTGAATAATTGAATCTGCGGGGGTCTCCCACTCGTGATCAGCGCTGCAGCGAAAGAGGTGACTTCCCCTAGACCCAAGGTAGTGGGAGGCCAGACACTCACCACCTCTTGAGTTTGCAATCTCACGCAGATTGCTCAAGGCGGCCGCAGCCCCAGATGTTTCATAAGCGCTCCGATAGTCTGGGATAACGCCACGATTGATTGATCGAATGCCTTGACCCACCAAAATGGTCTCGAGCCACGAAGATAGTTCACTTACCTTCAACTTGGTGCCTACTTGGGGCACCTCAATCAGCAAGATGTTCCGCGACCCACACAATTCGCGCTTTCTCTGGTCGTCTTCGAGCCTTTGTTGAAATGTAGCCTCATCAGCAAAGTAAGCAATTTCCGTGAAATGTTGTTCGCCTTGATGCTCAAAAGCTATCCCTATCTCAGTGTTGTATCCGTCTAACTCCAGTTTTGTTCCGCGCTCACTGACTAACCAATCCGGACGAGTTTTAGGGAACGGCAGGCTGAATAGTTGTTCTATTGCCGCCCGAGTTAGCCTTTCGCCAAGACCCGTGGAGCAATCCGGGCACCATGACCCTCTGTTAATTACAGTTGCTGGCGTGGTGCTCCACTCGTGACCGTGCGCGCACCGCCAACGCAACTTCGTTTGCATTCCCATGTACTTATCGGACAGGCATTCACCCCCCCGTGATTGGGCAACGCTGCGCATCTCCGAAAGGTCATGCCGCCGACCCACACAGAATGGGCACCAAGACTTACTATGTAGAATTGATTTAGATGGCGTTTCCCAAACGTGTTGTTGAGCACAGCGCCAAAAAACAGGGGTGTGTGAATTAAGGTATTCACTAGCAAGACACTCGCCACCGCGCTCTCTGGCCGCGGACTGTAGATCAATGAGCGCTCTTTTTTTCAGATTAACTCCGAGATTAGTGTCATCGCAATAAACGGTAAAAAATTGAGCATTAAAATTTTCGTTTAACGGAACTTTACATACAGCTCAAAAATTTTTTCCCTTGATCTAATAGTTTAATCCTGATCTGCGACCTATTTGACCTAGAAAATCCATAGATCATTTTTCGCGAGCCTCGCCCTTGAACGACCCAAGGGGAACTCATCTCCAATCCTGAGTAAATCTGACAGTACCGACACACTGCTCATGCCCGAGCAATTCAGGATAAACAGAATTGCTTTGTCGTACATGGTTCAACTCCGTTGGACAAAAACAGCACTTTGCCACTTGACCTTTTTCAGCGTTCGTGTAAAGTAACCTCTGCATAGGCAAGGGTTACTTATAAAGATGCTCAACGAAACTACTCATATCTCGATTTCGCAAGCGAGCGAAGAACTAAATGTATCTCTGGATACTATTAGGCGCTGGGAGAAGAAAGGGCTAATCAAAGCACACCGTGGGGCTAACGGGCATCGCTACTTCCACGCGAAAGAGTTGGCGCAATTAAAAGCGAAAACTAACGGCAAGGGCGACGTTGGCTATAAAGTACTTAAGTCAAGAAAAAAGTCACCCTATCGAGTAATCGAGTTATTTGCAGGATGCGGAGGCTTGGCGCTCGGACTTGAAAATGCTGGACTCAATTGTGAAATGCTTGTTGAGATCGACAAGAAGGCGGCTGAGACGCTCAAAACGAATCGACCTAAGTGGAAGGTTATCGCGGATGACATCGCCAAGGTAGATTTCACCGGCGTTCAAGCTGACGTCGTTGCTGGTGGCTTCCCTTGTCAGGCTTTTAGCTACGCAGGCAAACGGATGGGATTCGAGGATACCCGAGGAACCCTTTTTTTTGAATTCGCGAGAACGATTAAAGAAGTGCAGCCAAAGGTCGTGTTAGGAGAGAACGTCAAAGGTCTTGAGCGTCATGATGGAGGCCGCACTATTGCGACCATGTTAAATGTGCTCGACGAGCTTGGCTACGACGCCGAGTACAGAATACTTAGATCTCAGTATTTCGACGTCCCACAGAAACGGGAGCGATTAGTAATTATTGGAATACGGAAAGACTTAAAGCGGCCTATCGCATACCCAAAGGAGAAGAACTACACGGTAAGTATCGGCGAAGCGTTGCGCGGCGTTCCTAAATCTGAGGGGCAAACCTATACCCCAGGTAAAAAGAAAATAATGGATCTAATCCCACCCGGGGGGTATTGGCGAGATCTCCCCGACCAAATACAAAGAACCTTTATGGGTGCCAGTTATTTCCTAGGTGGCGGCAAAACAGGCATGGCTCGGCGCTTATCTTGGGACGAACCGTCCTTGACGTTGACCTGCAACCCAGCTCAAAAACAGACTGAACGCTGCCACCCGAAAGAAACTAGGCCACTGCAAGTGAGAGAATACGCGCGGATTCAGTCTTTCCCCGATAGTTGGGTTTTTACCGGATCAACCGCATCGCAATACAAACAGATTGGTAACGCCGTGCCTGTAAACCTGGGGTACCACATTGGTAAGGCGCTTATTTCGATGCTGGACGACGAGTACGACTCGAAGGCTTTGGTGGTTTTGGAACGTAAGCTGCTTTAAAAAACTCGGCAACACGCACTGCGTCACCGAGATCAACTTTCGCGCCACAGTCGCTAATGACTTGCGGTAGCGTCTTGTAGACCTGTTCTAGAGCGTCGTCTATGCCTGTCACCAGTGCGTAAAAACTTGCACCGTCGATCTGCCTAATCAACGGGTTCTCTGGGCAACGACTAGAGGTCTCTTTGTCAGATGGCGTGAACGGAGTGCTAAATCTATTTGGCTTTTTGGGAACCACACCGACATAGTAGGCCGTGTACCCCTTGTACTTGCTGTCGTTTAGCATGACCGCATTATGGAGTTCTTTATACAACGGCGCCTGACTTGCACCTTTCAAGGTGTTGTGTTTATTTTTCACCTCGGCAATGATTTTTCTCGAGTTGTTGACTAAATCCACGCCCTTCCCAACCTTGAGATCTTCCCATCCGCTAACGGCTCCTAGCAGTCGTTGATGAAATGCACCAATTTTATTTGAAAGCGTTTTCTGGGATTGTCGAGCCATTTCACTTGTATACCAAGTTTCATAGCCAACGTTGAACGCACCCATTTCTAATAAAACTGAAAATGGGTCAATCACATTCCGACTGAATTTAGTTTCGGCCTTCCGCTTTGCTGCGACGCCCACACTCAAGATTTCCAGAACGATTGCTCTGAAATCATCATCGCTTAAAAAAGTTACATAGGCCATATGTCATCTCCGAATTAGGGTGGTTCTACCTAATTTACACTGAAGGGTTAGCTGACGTAGAAATTTTGCGCTTTAAAAATCGCAAATTCTTGAGCGATATTCGATAAAAGTTTATCCGCGAAGTACGTCAAGGGCTTTATAGGCTTTTCTTGGGCATTTGCCTTCAATCGCCAAAAGGTGTGCAATTAATCGTGCAGCCTCGCTAAGCTCAATGAGATGACCCTCTAAACAAAGCCCAACAAAAGCCTCTATGCAGTCCGTGTCAAACCATTTTTTTATCGAATCCAAATTACAGTTTCCGTGCACGCAGGCTTTTATCTGGATATCAATACCCTTTTTTTTGATCCTAGCCCAAGTTTCAGCATTTCTTGAAGAATTATCAGTGCCCATATGTTTACGATATCAATTTAATGATTGTTATACCCAATACCCATGGTAAGTAAAATATCTAAATCGAATACTGTGGCACTACATATATTCGTGCTAGAAAATTTTAGATGCTAGAAAAACGCGATAGGCATCGGTGACCAGCCTCGTTTCAACACAGTCTTGATATAACCATCGGCTTCATAGTCATCTGCAAGGGAAGTAATATCTAAATTACTAGATTGCATACCGTTATAAAAATCTTCGTAGTTAAGATGCAAGCTATCGCTATGTCCGCGCGCATGCTGCATTAGCTTGCCTGTCATTGCGAACAGTTCCACCAAGTCAAATATACAACTGCGGATATTAGAGCTCGTAATTACCAAGCCCTGCTTCCCAAATGCTTCGTTCGTCGTTCGAAGTCGGGCGTGGAAAATCTGTAGTTTTAATATATACCCTGAAATAAACTCTGCGTTCTCACCATCTGAAACACTGATACAACGGACAAATGTCTCTTTGTCGCGTGGCGCTCTGGGTAGTTCAAATGGCAACGACGTTGATTGATCAAATGTCCCGTCGAAGCTTCTTCTATTTTCAACAACATTCAAAAATAGAACGCAAGTTTTAAAGTACGGTAAAAAATTTTCACTTAGCGATTCTGCCAAGAAAGTGCGTTCGGCGAAAAGTAGTCGCTTTCTATTTTTGTTATCAACATGTATGGAAACGTAAAAAACCACCCCGCTTGCAATCAAAGCCAGCAAGCCCCCGATCACCCCGCCGTTAAATGATTGCCAATTAAACCAAATACTGCGTACATAAGGCCAGTGAGAAGTAATCCAATCAATTGGCAAAAACCAAAACATCTCTCTTGGACTCGAAGCAATCCAAGGGTACGCGTACATCACAAGAATATAGCAAAGTACAAATGAAACCGAGGCTACGACCAAAGTTCTGTTTATCAGATATCGTAAATAATGCACAACGGTTAATATGCCTAACAATACGTTATTTATAATTTTATTTAAACATTTGGGATTAGTCTTCGCTAGCATGTACACCCTCTTGGCAAAATAATAAAACTTTTGTTGCCAATTCACCTTTGTAAGTACACGGTTGTTGGCGCTTATATTTAGTTCATTTTTAAAAACCAACCCGAAAATAAAGATGGCCAATTATTTATTAGTAGGTGCGGGATTCAGTCGTAACTGGGGTGGTTGGCTTGCGTCAGAGGCGTTCGAATATCTACTTGGTTGCCCAGAAATCACCCAAAACACCAATCTCAATCAACTTCTGTGGAGACACCAATCCCAAGGTGGTTTTGAATCTGCTTTAGCTGAACTACAAACTGAATACTACCGTAATCCACAGGCCAATAAATCAGCTTTGAACAGCCTACAAGCCGCGATTACACGGATGTTCGATGACATGAACACAGCGCTAATCGAGAGAAACATCTGGGAATTTCAAAACTCCGTAGATCGGCTGATTTCAACATTTCTGACTCGGTTTGATGCGATCTTCTCACTTAACCAAGACCTCCTCCTCGAGCATTACTATACAAACAGCAATATTTCCTTGATAGGCAAAAAGAAATGGGCTGGTGCACAGCTTCCGGGAATGCAACGTGTTCCAAGTCAAGATGCTATGAGCGCGTCATCTTGGGCGATGTCTAAATGGTATCCAGAGAGCATAGAATCATTTAAGTTGCATGCCAACTGCCAACCTATATTTAAACTGCACGGTTCGTCGAATTGGTTTCACGAAGATGGCCATTCAATGCTTATTATGGGTGGGGCGAAAGCTCAAGAAATTGGACAAACACCAATCTTAAAGTGGTATGCCGACAACTTCGAAGAGAAACTATCACAGCAACAATCACAGTTAATGATCATCGGCTACGGCTTTCGCGATGATCACATCAACGCCACCATTAGCAGAGCGATCGCTCTAGGCTTAAAGATTTTTATAATTTCCCCAGAGGGCGCCGATTTAGCTCGCAGTTTAAATAAGACGCGGGGTCGAAATGCAATAGTGGTCAAAGAACCTCTAGAGGAGATGTTTGAGACAGCACTCATAGGCGCGTCTCGACGTTCGTTACGCGAGATATTTGGCGATGACTTAGCTGAGTACAAAAAAATAATGCGTTTCTTTGATAAGTAGTTTTGAATCAAATAGCAACTTAATTCGAACTACTTAATCCACCCCTCCTGATACATCAACGAATCAGAGGCGTGCCCTGCAGCGCTTCGCGCCATGTCTTCAAGCTGTCCTGCACACTCTTCAAATACGGTACTGAGGGTTGAGGCGTGCTTGCGAACGGCATCGGCGGTGGCTGCGGACATGCGATTGCGACTGGCGGCGATTTCGCTGCGCAACCGGTCACGCTCAGTGCGAACGGCAGTAGTATCAGCAAGAATAACCACTTCACGCTGTTTAGCCTCATTTTCGGCATCCTTCACTTGTTGTTGAAGATCACGCTCACGTTGGCGTGCTGATTCGCTTGCAAGAATTGCCTGCTGCGCAAATTCGGCTCGCGCCCGGTCATAGCCTCGTTGTTCAATCGTTCTTTGCCATAACTCAACAGCTATCAGCAGGCCACACACGAGCGCTGCGTAAAGGCCCCAGCGATAAACCCGAGGCCAGAGCATTGGATTCAAGCGACCTCCCCGCCAGCCAGTCGATAGGCGTGTTCAAGATCGGTCAACTTTTGCTCGTACTGGTTATAGCCAGCGCCTGGTAAGCTCGCCCAGATATTTCGCACCTTGTGCACGGCTTTAGCAAAATTTCCATCGTCGATATCTGGCATTGCTCCTCGCTCTTTGATCTGCTGCAAAGCGATCGCGTCCTGGCTTTCAGGTGAAAAGTCCGACAGCCTTAATAACCGTTTGTAAAAATCAAAGTAGCGCGCGAGCAACTGGTAGCGACCGGCGGCCGTACTTGCGAGACCAGGTCGGAGCTGAATCAGTTTGCGCGGGTGATCGGTATAGTCGGTAAAAATCCCACCGCCAACCAGGACGTCATAGCCCCGATTAGTCGTTTGCTGCCTGCCGTTGTCGGTTCCCTCTGCCCAGGCCAGCATCGAGAGAAACGCTTTCTGGTTCTCTGTCATACGGTTTTCACCAGTGAGGCCATATTGCCTTTGCCGCGCACGAGCAAAATGCAGAACATCACAGACAGGATTGAGGCCCACAACGAGACCGAGTTCGGCTCAAGCATCGCGGAGATGGCTTGGCCGCCTGTGCAGACGATTAAGAGGTAGGCCAGACAACTTAAGTGATATTTGAACGGGTCTGATCCTCGTTGATAACTCAGCAATCGGCCGCACGAAATCAAGTTTGCAACAATAAAGACGAGCACAATAATGTTGGCCATTTCTAGCGCCTCCATAAATCACTGAGCTGGAGGGCTTTGATTCGCTCAATGGCGGTCAAGGTTCCCGTCACAAGAATTGCCGACAAGAGAAAGGCGCCGATCGCCGGGTTTGTGATTGGCGTGAGTCTGGCCACCTCCTCTGCCCCTAGGTAGCCGAGTACGCAAGAAATGAAACCGTAGGTCAAGCGGTTGACACGGCCACCATCTTTGGCGGACAGAACAAATACAGCCGCACCGGAAAATGCCCCGATAAGGGTGCCACCGTCTACCCCCGGTAGCATCGTTGCCATCAAAGCGGTGGCCGATGCTACCGCCGCCCCTGTTGCTTCAGTCGCCATTCTTACTCCATAAAAAAACCGCCCTCAGGCGGTTAATAAGTTAGTGGTCTGTTTAGCCTCAAGCTTGAGCCAAGACAAAAGACGCTCGTCCCAGTGATACCAATTCCCATCAATAGGCATTGGTATCGGGGGCTCCCAGAGCCATGTCCTTCGATTCAAGAGCCACGACTCATAAGGTTGCGGGGCATAGAAGACGTCCGTCTCTGGATCGTAGGTAAAGCCAAGCTGTCCAAAATTGCCTCTAAACGGCGGTAATCCATCTGGCTCGCTGTCAACGTTGTAGTGAACATTGCCACGGGTGTAGAAATCAGTCTCCAAAAAGGACTCTGGATCCCCCATCGCGCCGGCCGCAATATATTCCGGCTCGCTGTTCACAACGTTTTTAACTTTGAAATTATCAAGCTGTGCAAAATACATAAGTGCTCCTAAAGCAGGGGTGACAGGTGAGCAGAACTGGCAAAGACATGAAACCAGCGTTTTGCTTCCCCAATTCCTGCCGAAGTGACTGCACCACCTTTAAACAACTGAAGCGGGCTTAAGTAAGTTGTGATCACGCCACCCGGTCGAACATTGCCGCGGCTAGAGCCACCGCCAAAGTTATCCTGACCTAGACCACTTGCGCCGTTATGATTGCCGGCTAGTCTGCCGTGCCACCATCCACCACCACCGCCACCGTAGTATTTGCCAGTGAACGGCCAATAGATACCATTGCCGCCACGACCCGGTTGTGGCGTGACTGGATTTGTGCCAGTCCAGATTCCTGCACTATGACCATGCTCGCCTGCACCGGCTCCGCCTCCACCCGCCGCAGCCCAAGAGGCATGGTCCCAGCCATAACCGTTACCGCCACCCCCGCCATGGCCGTTACCGCTTGAGCCACCATGGCCTCCGTGGTTGTGACTACCTCGTGAAGCGTTACCACCACCGCGAGCAACCGTATGATTGAAAGAGGACGATCCCGTTGGGCCCGCGACAGACGCGGCATAGGTTGCATAAGTGCTTAACGTGGCGCTAGTCGCTACGACCTCTCCGCCGCCACCTCCGCCATAACCATAGGGATCACCTCCATCAAAACCACCACCACCGACGACAAGGTAATTAACAAGAATGAAAGGCACTCGAGGTGCAGCGCCACCAGCGAAGGAAAATAAAGCTGCCGCACCGAGCAAGGAGTGTCGAGGCATGATTATTTAAATTGCGTAATTGAGGCCAGCACAGTGAAGGTCATCGCGGCCGTTTTAATGATTGAGTAAGCGTATGAATCAAGGCCATTGGGATTACCGGCTTTTGGCGGGCCACCAATCCATTTCGGCACAACCGGCACACCATCAATTTTGACGATCTTATTTAAAAATGCAGGCGGCCCTTGTGCGGCAATCAAAGTTGCAGAAACAACTTCACCCGCGGTCATCAGTGAGTCAAGGCTGGCTGAGGCCGAACCGCGGAAATTGAGCTCCCAATCAGCCGTGGCATTCGCTGTTAGATACATGACACTTTGACTTGTCAGGTCATAGGTAATAGCACCGGCTGCACCAGCTTTAGAGATTGCTATCGCCTCTTTAATATTGGGCAACTTCACAGACAGGTCACTTTCGGATCCTGTTGCCCGTAAGGTCTTGAAGTGCCCAGCATCAGGAGTTAGTGTGCCAATAGGCCCAGGCGTGCTTAGATCGGTCGTCGAAAGCCACTGCGAGGATACGCTTGGCTCCTCGTCACTGACATTTGAGACCGCGTGCTTCAAAATCCAAACCTTATTCAGATGAGACACCGAAGCCGGGATATCAAGCGCACCAGTCAACAAAGACCACTCACCCTTATAGTTTGCTGCACTGACAGCAGCATCAGATGAGGCAGACGTTCTCGCCATATCAGCAGCGGTTGCCTGTGCTGCATTGACGGCCGCCTTAGCAGCAACAGAGGCAGTGGCTGCGTCAGCGACAGCAGACTTCGCGGCACTGACCGCAGCGGCCGAGTCGGTTGAGGCTGTCGCTGCATCGGCGGCAGCAGTCTTTGCCGCTGTGACGGCCAGCGCAGATTTTTTAGAGACAGTCGCGGCATCGGTCACAGCAGACTTTGCGGCAAGGACAGCGGCATTAGAAGCAACAGCTGTAGTTTCCGCATCGACGGCAGTGGACTTCGCCGCCGACTCCGCCAATGCTTCAAGTGCATTGGCCTCGATCACAAAGCCATCAAGGGCAGCGACAAAGGCGAAAGACTTTGCATTGAATTCAGCGGTGGTATCGGTGGGCGTGGGTGCCGGTGGAAGCTTAGTGATTGCCATTAAGTCAGACCCTCAATTTCCAGAGAACAATCAGAGTGCTCTGGGTAAGAAATTAAAATATCGAAGTTTTTGTAAAAGCCATAAATCGTGGTTGCCTCATAATCTTTGGCAGCAACCCACAGACACGGCGTTGCGCGAATGTCAGACAAGAAGGCTTGGAGTGAGTCGACTTCGTCTTTACGAAGCAACATGTCGAAATTTGCACGTCTGGCAAACGAGCGCTTGATCAGTACAACATCGCCAAAATCGTTTGTCTCTTTGCGGGAGTAGTCTTGAATCCCTACCCTGGCCCCGTACTGGATACCGAGCCCAAAGGCGCGCAACTGCCCAAATAACAAGGTGCCTATTGAGAGATTCTCACCACCGAAGAGTTCAAACTCAATCACACAATCCGCATATGAGGGGAGATCCAGCCGCACATCTTGCGTTGGCTTACTGCGCACGCCATAAAAGAACGACCACCAGTCGGGCGAGGCCGGTAACGGCGATAGCGAGACGGTTTTGGAATACACAATGCCGGGCGTGCCCACCAGGGGGCTTTTCATCGTGATCTTTATAAGTGTCGCGTTTGAGAGATTGAGCGCGGCAATTGCATTGACTGCCTGCCCCGGCGCCAGTGTGTAGGTGATACTCGACGGGTTGACCGTGACAGAACTATTTGAAGTGTCGAAGGCCGCCCAACGACTTGTTGGCCCAACTTCAATCCACCATAGCGCTTCAACCGCTGGCGGTTTGTTCAGATTGGTGGTCTGTATGCTCTCGTAAACCTTGTGTGTTAAGGAAAGGATGACGCGCGCACCACGGCCGTAGGTTGTCCGAGGATTCCATTCAGCATGGTCATTTTCTGCAACATTCGATTGCGTGAGCATCGAAGCGGTGATTTTTAACGGATTAACAATCACCATCGCGTTTGCGTGAGCGCTCATGCTGACACCTCACGCGTTTCAGGCATTCCCGAGCCGTCCCATCGTTCAAGCAATCTGGTCATTCTGTTTTGCAGTTGAACCATTGCTCTTGCTTGCGCCTGGCACTCCTGCCTTAGACCGCGGAGCTCCTCTGCAACTTCAGTGCCACCGCCAAGGATGTTTGCTGTCTGACCTGCCGTATAAACCTGACCCGGGCGTGCAAAGTTAATCAGTTCAGGGCCCTGTTCACCCACCAGTGCTAAGCCGCCTGGATAAGCACCGCCCTGCGCGAAGGTACGAATACCGCCGTGACGCGCTCTGTACTCTTCAGAATTCACAATCCCTTCGCGAATTCCTGCCGCATCACGACCGCTGTTCAACCAACTCTGCAGACCCGCTGCCTCAGGCGTTCGGCCTAAGAACTCTAAATACATCTGCGTAATCTGTGCGGTAAAGTCCGACCCACTTGCCACGGAGGCACTTGCTACCGTCCGCGAAGTATTAAGCGCAGCGCCCAGAGAGCTCATCGCTTCAGCCACCGCCAGAACCGAGTTATTAATACCGCGTAACTCATTGACCTGGTGTTGAGCCAGCTGCAACTGGTTTGCGTAATACGCTTGAGCGGTTTCGGCCTGAGCGTCAAGCGTGGCTAACTGATTTGTTGCCAGCTCGAGCTGCGACTCTGCCACCGATTGCTGCTCGCCTGCGAGGTCTTGCAAAACTCTCAGATCTGCGGCAAGGCGTAGGTTGCCACGTTTCATTTCTAGTGCTGTCGCAAAGTTCTCTGAGGAAAGACCACTTCGAGCAGCCGACACTGCCTCAGAAAGTGCCGTCTGCTCTGGCAGGCTCCCTGTCGTTCTAGCCATTGTCAGTGCTTCGTGCAAAAACGCGTTAGCCTGTGCCGCCGATTGAACAGGTGCTACGTTTTGCAAAATGCTCGCAAGCTGGTCTTTGAGATAACTAAAAATCGATTTCAAAGACGAGACGCTTTCCTGCGCAAGTTGTTTTGAAGCAGTCACGAGCGCTTTTTGCTGATCGATGATTGCCAGGGTTGCTTTGAGTTCGTGATCAATCGCCAGTTTCACCATACCGAAGGTAGCGTCTACCGCTTTACTGGCATCCGACAGTGCTTGCTCGATAGCGTGCGCCGTGGCTCGGACCGAGGCGTCCGCGAGGGCTTGCGCTGAATCCTGTGCTCTCTTTAAAGCCCTGTCTGCCGACTTGCTCAGCGCCTGGCCGGAACCAGAAATTGCGGCAGTAGCCTGAGCGGAGGCCGCTGCGATATTTGCAAGTGAAACTTGTAGCTCATTGAAGGTCAGTGCCAGTTTGATGAGCGTTGAAAACAAGCCATCATTGCCGGCCGCCCTCGCCGCTTCAACCATCGACCTAAACGCTGCGTTTGTCGCCGGCAGCGTTAACCCCAGTTGCGAAAAAACCTTGGTCAGCTGTTCGGTCGTTTTAGTAGCGCGCTCCTGCTCGGTATAAAAATTCTGATAGTAATAATCAGTCGATTTCAGGAAGGCATCCACGCTGCCGAACATATCGATTAGTTTGCTTGAGGCATCCGCGCTGTGTAACGAGGTCTCCATCAACGTAATGTTCAGCGTATCAAAAACTTGATTCACTGTTTTAAGACTGAGCCCGAGCCTTGAGAGCGTTGCGCCTGCCTCTTCACCTGCGCGCTGAAAGGGACCAATCTCTGGCGTAACGGCCGAGGCCAGACCGTTGCCATAGGCCGCCAAGAGTTCTTCGATGGCTTTGGCTGCCACATCGGGGCTTAAATCCTTAAGGCTACGTTTGATCTGCAACGTGAAATCAGCGATACCCCGGGCCGGTAACCCCAAAACCTCAGCATAGTTTTTGACGGCAACCGCTGAGGCAGCGATTGACTGCTCTAGGTGGCGGGTAAGTTTGCTATCTGCAGCAGAAAAGGCGGAGCCGCGCCCACCTTTACTGAACCAACCGCCCTTCTGTTGCCAGTCTTGATAAGTTGCAACGCTTGCACCGTTAGCACTCAGGCTGCCAACAAGCCCGGCATCTGTGGTCTTTTTGGGGCCCTTACCAAACTGGTTAGCCAGACCACCGACAATACCACCCACCAGTGCACCAAAGGCTGTGCCAATCACCGGCACCACAGAACCAAGTGCTGCGCCAGCGGCCACACCCCCGCCTACTGAGTACATTGACTTACCACCCACCAGTGCCTTGTCACCAGAGATCAACATACCAAGGCCAAAGCCTGCCGCGGCACCAGAAAGTGCCGACGATGCAGAGCCAAGTGAGCTTGCTGACTCAGCCAGTGAGACACCTGCACCGCGCATCAGACTGCCGGCCTCGGCACCATTCTGTAACCAAGCGCCAGCACTGGTCGCAAACTCTGAAACCGTTTTACCTAAACCTGCGAACCCTCCCGACAGCATCCCGTAGGCACTTTTAAGTGAACTTGCCGCACCTAACAAACCCAGTGAACCCGTAATGGAGCCGCCCGTAGCACCTTCGGCTCCGGCTGAGCCCAGGGCACTCGCTGCACCCGAAGTAAACATCCCCACTACACTTGCCATGACCGGCTGCAAGAGCGGACGCAACACCATCGTCTTGAACATATTGATGAGAAAGTCTCGCGCCGTGAGCCCACCGGACATCAACGCATCGGTCAACGACTGACCGATCTGGTTATTAATGGTCTTGACCTCGTCTGCAAAGTCTTTCTCCCGTTTCAGGCGCTCAGCGAGCGCTTTTTCTTCGGCTCGCTTACGCTCCTCTAAATCCTTTTTACGAAGCTCAGCGAGCTTTTGCATTCGCTCTTTTTCAAGTACGACAAACACAACGGCCTCTGCGTATTTTTTATATTCAGCCGTCCCTTCTTTTAACCCCGTGTTCAGTAGCTTTTGTAGAGCCACGGCTGTCTCTTTCTCAACATTACTCATGCCAAGTGCCTGCGCTTCAAACTTTAGCGAGGTAAGTAGCTCATCGGCTGACTTCAGCATTTTGTCGTACGCAAGTGCTGACTGTCTGGCCGAGTCTGCTAGCGTTCCAATTTCTGGCGTCGTGTTTTTTGCGCCTGCCGCAACTCTGGCCAAAGTCGCAACGGTCTGATCGCCTGCGTCTTTAAAGACTGCCGTCAAATCCAACACTGATTTCTTACCGATTGCGATAACCTTATCGCCGGTCTCACCGATCGCAGCCCAAGCGGCAGAGAAATTGCCTGAAGCAAACTCACCAAAGGCTTTGGCGTAGCCCCCGAAATACGTCCCAAGGATGTTGAAGCCGTCCGCGGTAATGAGCGCAGCTGCGTAAAGTCCTTTCAAGGTGCCTGACAAAACATCTGAAACTGTTTTGAGGCGATCGCCTTCTGTCATTGATTCAAAAAACTTACCGGCGAGAGACTCAAGCGTAGGCAATAGCTGCGCGGCAATACGTGAACCAATGCCAGTAAGACCCTGCCCCATCAAATCGATCGTGTCATTAAAGGCAGCAGCACTTTTACCCGTCTGCTCACTGATGGTCAGGCCGAGCTTTGCCGCCATCCGGTCGTACTCGTCTAACCCGGTCGCACCACCATTTAAGACCGGAATCAGGTCAGCGCCAGACTTGCCAAACAACTCTACTGCGAGTGCCGTCTTGGCCACCCCGTCCGAGTAGCCTTCAAACCTCTCGGCCACCTGACCAAGGATCTCGCGAGTGGATTTCAACTCACCGTGAGCATCTCGGGTCTGAATACCCATCGCTTTAAGGGCGGAGTTGCCATTGAGTACACCAACAGACAGCTTAGCGAGCGCACTTTGCATGCTTTGCGCCTCAACCCCGCCTTGCCTGAAGGCCAGTTGCAGTCCCGCCACCTGAGAGGTCGCGATACCGGTCTTTTGCCCAAGCTTGTGCGCTTGGTCGGCAGCCTCGATCGCGCCCTGAGCGAAACCCGCAAACCCCTTAATCGCAGAAACGGCAGCAACAGCGAGCCCCAAAGCACCCAGCGCTTTCATGGCCGTGGCCGCTGATTTACTGATGCTATCCATCGCACCGTGCACCGTCTTGCGTGCAGACTCCATATCTGTGCGCAGGCGTGCAACGTTTGCAGCCATCTCAATCGTGAGTTGCCCAACAGCAGCCATTAACTAACCCTTGCAGAAATCAGCGCTCGAAACGCTGACGAGATTTTCTTTTCCACGATTTCACGATCAAACTGATTCACTGGATCACCATAGGGTGGCGGACATTCAGGCGTTTCACCTGCACCTAACTGCATGACGTACTCAGTCGACATTCGCCGTAACGTGACCGACTCCCAGGCAAGCAGGTTGATCCCATTGCATTTAGCAAAAGCGTTGATCTCCTGAAAGCTAAGCGGACATAACCCCATCCCACTGGTAGCGGTCAGACCCAATTCAAACCAGTGCGCAAGGAGGTATTCACCCCGAGCTACTTCTGGAAACAGGGGTATCCCCCCGTTAGCCTGAAGCAACTCAAGTCTCGAAGTGCTCGCTGCATTTGCCGGTCGCTTAGTAACTGAGCCAGTCTTTGGGCTGCTATTTGGTATGGAATGAAACCAGCCTAACTGACGCGCATACAGAATCAGCTCTTGGCTGACCGCTTCGTAAAATTTGCCCAATCACCAATTGCTTTGTTGACCTGCTCGGCAATGAAACCGATCGATGCATCGAGATAAACCGCTTTGAACATCTCGGCGCCCGTCAAATCCTTGTATGCGAAGCCATTGAAAGACGCTGTGCAGGCAGACAAGAATTCAGCGTCCATTTCGCGCTGATCGTCATCGCGCATCTTTTTGCCGCCCTTACGAACGCATTCGAGGATGGCACAATTACGTATAGCCTGAGCCTTCTGGTACTGCTTGGAGCCCGGCCCAAACACGGTGATCGAGATCGGTTCGCCCTTTTCATTATCGAGTTGATCGCCCTCCGTGTCCTCTAGGTTGATTATGGAAGTTGGGCTGACTGCCAGTTTTGAAATATCAAACACTTTTAAATCCTTAAGTCTCAGTGAGAAGCACCGCTACGATCCGCGGCGCGGGTTTGTCGCCGGGTTAGGGTTAGCTATTCGCTGCAGGGCTTTCAACAATGCCAACGCCGGTCGGTGAACTCGTAAGCTCAAGCGTGGCCGAGGCAGTTGTGATCTGATCGACTGAACCAATATTCACTTTCCAAGACATCACCTTGCCCTGAAAAAAGAATTGCGCGCCATTCTGAGTGGTCACCGTAAAGGAGTAATCAGCGTCAGAAAGGCTTGCCGCCTTCATGAGAAGCTGGCCTTTGTCGGACATATCCAACCCGAGTGACAGCGACATTGAGCCTTCGTTAAAAGAACCCTTGAACTTTTGAGTTCCACGCGAACCCACGGGCTGATGGGTGACTAGCGAGAACTCACGCCCAAACTCACCCAAGTCGGTAATCTCCCCTACGATTTCAGACTGCAGGGCGCTGTACCCTGCGGCATCAAAGGTTGATGGTTTTGCGGCAGACACTTTTAGTATGGTACCGGCACTGGTGCGTACTCCTGACATATTGAGCTCCTATAAAAATAAAAATCCCGCCTAAGCGGGAGAAATTTGATACTGCGACTTAAAACTCTTTATTGAAAATACTGCGGAGATACTTGTGCTCGCTCACTCCGAAAACTGAAGCAGATAGTCATAAGGCTGCGTCCAAAGCCCCGTCTCGTTATCTTTATCAACTGGCCCACGTAAGGCAACTCGGCACGAGACCAACAGCTTTTCGGCCACCTTAACGTGATGCAAAAAATCAAACTCTTTTTTAAGCACCTCATGAATCGTTTGAACCATCGCAATCGATGTCGCAAGAGGATTGAACTGAACTCGAGCTATCGAGCGCTGCGACCCTACTTGATAAGAAACGTTTGGGTATGGCCTTACATCGACCACCTTATAAACAATTGCCGGTATTAAAGAACCCTGCGGCAATTGCACAAGTGCGCGTCTGTCCCCAACTAAGGCAACAATGCTCGGCCTGTCGAGCAGAGAATGAACAATCAATTCAGCGCTCACGCTTCAGCCTTTTGTAACTCTTTGGGAATTCTCTTTTGCATGTACTGAATCATCGCTTTGAGTGAATTCTCGGCCTGCTCATCCATGGCTGGCCGCATAAAAGGCCTGGGCTTGATGCCAGGATGCAGTACCGCCTCTTTTGCCTGACCACCAAAGAACAGACTCTCTTTGACCTGAGCTGCAATCACATAAGGCGCACCTACGGTCTTACCTGCACCAGAATAAAAAGACGCTGTCCCGAATTCGACCATATGCGAATAAAACGCATACTTATCCCCTGCCACCAAGTACGAGCGTACCCAGCCGATACGCTCTGCATTTCTTGCGAACCTGATTCTTAGGCTATTTTCCAAGGCACCCGAGTCGCGCTTGGTGACTTCACTAAGATGATTCTTCGCACCTTGCAGCATGACTTTTTGACCCGCCCGTAACGCACCTTTAATAACATTTTTCTCAATTTTCACGGGTAAAGACTTCAACAGTTGATCAAGCTCTGCGAGTCCACCTACTGCGAACTGATTACTGCCCATCGGCTGAACACTCTATGCAATTCAAAATCACCCAACGATTGCGCTCTTCAAGATTTCGGACTGACTCGATGTTGAACACGCGCTCGCCAAAGTGCACCCGATAAGAGGCCATCGAATGAGGCAAACCAAAGGCCGGTTTATATCTCACCGCGATCGTATGCGTCAGCGAGGAATTAACTGACAACGCACCGACACTTTCCTTACCTGACACCGGGCGTATGTGTGCACGTACAGACAGGTAATCCACCCAGTATTCATGGGGCTGTCCATACGGATCAAGAGAACGTGTTCGCCTCTGGATCCTAATTTTATGTCTGAGTTGGTAAGACCGCATTAAATACTCAGATCGTTTCGGTAAGGCCACCAGAGTTTTCTGGCAACGGCTACGTACTCATCGCGCCTGGCATGATCATCTTCGTAGTCAGCCTGCACAAGGATCACGATTCCATTCACCAACTCGGGGACGTGAACTGGGTTTTTAGCGGCTCCTGCCAAGTCATAATCGGGGACACCTCCGTAGATGTACTGCGCGCATTCGCGACTTGCTGAGTCGATCAACTGCAAAAGCAGCGCATCATCTTCGTCATCCGCACCTCGCAAAGAGGCCTTTACAAGCTCAAGCACTGACACAATATGTACTTACCAGTTGAATATGCGATTTCATTCTTTCGGTTGTCCGCTCGCTAAACATAAGCGCCTTGCGAGCCAGTTCGTAAGAACAGGCCCGCGAGGCGCAAGAACTTAGGTGGCTGAGTTAACGAACAGTTTCACGGCCGCGGTATCAATCAGGTTTGAGCCCGTGCGTGTCCAGCTGCAGAAGCCAACCTGCCCCTTTAATGCGAAGGCCGAATCGTCAAAACGACGCATCGAGGTAGACCCCACCACATCGCGGATTATGAACTTGCCAAAATCACCAAAGGCGATTGCCTTGGCACCGGCAGCCATTGCAGGCATGTCATCGTTTTCCGTGTAACCATAGCCGCATAGCGTTGAAGGCACCCCCTCCCGCATATCACCCAGACCCCAGATCGGACGCCCGGTCGTATCTTTGAGCTTGCGCAGCACGCAAAGAGTCGAGTCACTAAACATAAAGCGAGCGTTCTTCTTGCGATAGGCTGAGTTGATCGAATGGATCAAGTCCATGAGATCGTCATAAGAAGCCGAGGTAGCCGAACCTTTAGACCCGGTCTTACCGACCTCCGCACGAGCGGTCAAACCGAAGGGCTGAGCCGAGCCGCTTCCAATTGTGTAGTGCTTATTCGTAATCCGACCGAGACGAGTCGCCAGACGATCGACAACAAATGACACGACATCGATTGCGCTGTCCTGGATAAGCTCAACCGGCAACGCGACCGATTTTGAACTGTACTTAAAAGGATTCAGAGCCACGGTTCCAAAGGTCACGTCTTGCGCACCAGCAATTGCATTTTCTGCAACGATTTCACCCTCTTCCTCGGTACCATCGCTCGAAGGGTAGTTAAGTGGTGAGCCGCTCGCAGTTGTCAGGATCTGCGCGACCTCGCGCATGCCACCGAACGCTTTCATGCGCTCAATCACCATGGCCTCAACCTCTGTCGGAACCGTATAGCCACCCTCGCTTGCCGTTGTGGTCGACATGGCATTGTGAATCGCAGTCGCTTGCTCACTGGTGACGTTTTTTCCGTTGCGAAGATAAAGTGCCACGGCCTGCACTGCACCAATCACTTCACCGTCGCTCTTCACTGGTTTCGCGGCTGTATTGAAAAACTTATCGGCCTCCAGGTCACGCAAGCGTTCGATCGCCTTGAGCTGCTTTTGATGACTTTCGATTTCATCTGCAATATTGTCAAAGCTCGCCTGCTCCTCTTTAGTCCAGGGGACGGCTCCTTTTTCAGTCAACAAGGCATTAGCCGAATTGGCGAGATGCTCAATCTTGTCGCGCAGTGCTTGAGTGTTTGTCATATTGCTATTTCCAAAAAAAAAGCGCCAACGGCGCAAAGGTTTGAGGCAACCGGCCTCTTCGGTCTGCGCAAAACGTCAGGCAATCTTCAAAATTCGTAGGCGGTTTGCATTGGCTGAGGACATTAAAAAACCCGCCGGAGCGGGTTCGTGAGTGCTTGTATCAAATACTTCTGGCGATCGATCCGGTATTACCTCCATCTTGGGCGCCTTGGCGAAGGCAGATAAATTCCAGGTGTTAGTGGCTTTCTTACCCTTGTCGATTGCATCGACAAAGCCGTGCTCCATGGCCTCGTTTGCCGTGAACCAGGTCTCCGCATCCATCAAGGCACGGATCTCAGCTTCGTCTTTGCCGGTCTTTTGCAAGTAATCGCTGACGATCGCACCCTCGACTTTCTCAAGTACATCCGCGGTGTCACGAAGAGTCTGCTTATCACCCCAGGCCATGCCACTGGCATTGTGGATCATGAAAAATGCACCGTCTGCCATTACCACCTCATCGCAAGCCAGAGCAATACTGGTAGCAGCTGAGGCACACAGGCTGTCAATTCGGGCAACCGTTTTCCCTTTGAAAGCTGAGAGCGCCGCCATGATTGCGCGCCCTTCAAATACATCCCCACCTGGCGAGTTGATATGCACATTCAGGATTTTGGCGTCACCAGCTTGCGCGATCGCCGCAATGACCGAAAGCGCAGACACACCCCAATCAGCACTGATCATGTCGTAGAGATAAATAGTGGCGCTATCGCCCGCGATGTTTACTAAATTAGTGAACTGCTTGGGCCGTTCCACGTTATCGCGGTAGAGCTGTATGATTTTGTTCATTCTGCTGTTGCCTCGGCTAATTGTTCCGTTTTGGGCTGATTCATGTTCGGGTTGAATAGCTCACTCGCGTTACCCCCCATCGGTTTATGACCCTGCTTTCGCCGTACCTCATCAGGCGTAAGCCACCCCATACCAGAGCCCGGACCACCCAAAGCGGCACGGTTGTACTCGGCCTGAGCTTTAGAGTCACCCTCAATCAGTGCGTCACGATCAAAGCGTAAAAACTTACCGCTGTCTCTTGGAAACAACTTACGGTTTAACTCTTGCTCGATCTTGCGCAAGTGCGGTTGCAAGGTATAAGTCACAAAGCCACGGCTCATCGACTCGATCCCCGAGCCCCACGAAGTAGAGCCAGAAGTCTCGCCGATCATATGAGGAGGCACGCCAAACGCCCTTGCGATATCGATGACCTGAAACTGCCGGGCTTCGAGCAGCTGGCTATCCTGAGCTGAAAGGCTGAGCTCCTTTGCGGTAATGCCCTCAGTCAACACGAGTGGCAGTCGGTGAAAATTCTCAGAGCCCGAATACTTAGCCGCAAATGCAGCCTGCAACCCTTCAATCTGAGTCTGGCTCATCTTGACCGCAGTATTGAGAATGATGGACGGGTGCGCGCCGTTTTCAAAAAACTTACCGGAGTACGAATCCATGGCCAGCGCATTGCCCACCGCCGAGCGTGCGGCATAGCTGATAATCGATTGCGACCTGAGCCCGTCAAAGCCAAAACCTGCGAAGTGCAAGACTTCGGAAGGTTCAAGCCAAGTGGTGATGCCGTGGTCTGGGATCGATAAGTAATACCGAACCTGACCGTCAGTCATTCGGATCGGTGAGACAGTACCCCAAGGAAGTGGCAACAACTCGCGGATCGAATTGTTAGAGCCGCGCCGAATCCAGGTATACGAATCCCCACGCAATAGTTGGCCAACACTTACCCCCTCCCAATGAGAGGCCGCCGTGAACTGCGCACTAGGTTGCTCGTTTAGTTTGTACCAAAGATCATCGCGTGGCATCTTGACCGGAATCTCGCCATCCGTGAGATAGCAATCAACCGGTAAAGTCATGATCGCGCCAGAGATCCGCTGTACACACGCAAAGACTGCAGCGACACGCATCGCGGATAAAGGTGTCACCATTTGGCCTGCAGCTGAACCGACCAGTCCGAAAGACTGCAAGACATCTTCTGAATACTTCGTTTGTGAACCCACTGCATTTTGAGCTCGTACCTGTCCCTTGCCCAGACCTAGCGACCGGGCAATTAAAGACATGATGCTCATAAACTTACATAACCTTGATCAATAGTCCCGACACTCGGGTTCAAACTCAGCAGTGATACCGCGTTAAACATAGCCATCAGTGGGTCAATCTTTGCAAACCCCGCGGCTTGCTTGGTAATCGAGACAGCATTGCCCTTGGGCTCAATCTTTGCATTACCCACGCACCAAGACATTAGGGGTTGTCCACCATGTACTAGTGCTCCTTCGGCCAACTTGCGTTCGGCCGTCTTAATGGCACCCGTCATTTTCCAGCCCTGCGAGATGCCGATAATTTTGTCCTCAGTGATCCCCACGTCATGCAAGGCCTCAATAATTCCACCCAAACCGTGCGGATCAACGCCTATTCGGTCCAACAAACCAGAATGTTCAACTTGCGCCACGAGCTCAGCAACGTCTGTCACGTCATCGCCAATCTGTTTCACCAACGTTAAGTCACCGTCTTTTGCAAAGTCTTTAAACCGTGGTGCCTCAGCCTTTCGTCTTTCCATCACCGACGGGTGAGCCCAAGCATGCGTCCAGAGCATCCAACGATGCGCCTGTCTTTGTCGGCCGAGTACGGCAAGCCCCAACAGATCATCGAGACCACCGCCATCGATACCAATATCAATGACCTCGCACTCATCGATCAGCGACTCAAGCGTGAGACCTGGCACTGACTGCACTTCCCAGAAATCAGCTCCCGCCCACCGATCTGAGCGCAGGTTCATGCCGATCTCGACGTTCAGGTGCTTGGCAAGAAACCCACGCATGGATTCTTCGCCGTCGTTCTCAGCCTTCTTAAACTCACGTTCGAGAAACTCGCGATCAACTGAGAAGCCCATATTCGGGTTCACCATCGCAAAGTTTTCAGGCTTGCGGTGCTCACCCGAGGCAATCATGTCTTCAGGGAACTCGTAAATCACCGGTACAAAGCGCGGATCAAAAATCTTGCCGTCGCGCACATCACGCGCATATTTCAGCTTCTGCCTGAAGACCCCGGCTGGAGGATCATCAGACTGAGTGGTGAGCCAGATCACAAAACCTTCAGGCCTTGAGGCTAAACCACCCGTTGCCTCTCGAAGCATATTTTCTGCATTCGCAACCTTTCCAAATAGCCAGGCCTCATCGATCAGCACCCCAACTGCTTTCTTGCCGCCGACCGTGTTCGAATCCGCAGCTACTACCTTCAGGCCACCACCCACTTCTCGATGCGTGATGGTCTTGATATGGGTCTGCACATGCATGAGCGCATCGAGCTCATCATCTTTCTGAACCATATCCCGCGACGGTGCAAAACTGTTATTCGCGATCTCAACCGTCGGTGCCAGAATGATGAACTCAGCAGAGTTTCGCCAGTTCCGGATCAACGCCGTCAGCATGATGGCCGCCGCGATCGTCGACTTCGAATTCTTTTTAGGCAGGCAGACAAACCATTCTGTGATCAGCCTCCGCCCTGACTGGGCGTCGTAAGAGCCGAAGATCGAGGCCGCCAGATCAAACACCCAGGGCGCACACGCCTCGCCAATCGTCGGGCTATTCGGTGCATCAACAATCTGCAACTCTCGCATCACTGCTAGACCTGCCTCTGCCTCGGCTGGAAAGATCGGCGCCGGGATGATCGTTTTACCCGCGCGCAACCTCGCCGCCCAGTCTGGGCATGCCGTACTGATCTCCTTCAATTATTTGACCAAACGCAGCGGTGGTGCCGCCGCAGAAAACTTACCGACTCCGGCGCGCTTTGCCGAGTTGAGCCGCTCATCTTTCTTGCCACCCTCACCAAGCTTCTGATGCACAAAAGGCAAAAGTGCCTTGGCCGCATCCATCCTAAAGCGCGGATCCGCTAAATCGTCATTCATCACGTTGAGGAGAAACTGTTTGGGATCTTGATCGCCACCGGCAGTTGCCGCTTTCGACATTTCAGGTGGCGGCTTAGGCTTGCGCCCAGAGCCAGGGCGAGCGCCACCGGTGCCTGGCCGCGCACCGCCGCTCTTACCCTTCACCCCTGCCATTTGATGATTTCTCTTTAAAACGGATTTTTTTCTACGAATGAGGGGTGTGTGGTTTACAGCAAAAGATCATTTTGAACTTTTACCTACCCCCTCCCGCCCTGTCTTTAAACTTAGCCTGCGCGCCGCATTGAAGCCTCGCGCGCTGTTTTTATCTTGTGATCGTCTCGACAGATCCATTCTCTGTTTGAGTCGCTCTCGGCACCACCTTGCCACAGTGGGACTATGTGTTCCAGCTCATCGCCATATCTAACACGCCCTTGTCGCTGACACTCGGCACAGAGTCGTGGGTTAGCGCGTTCAAAGCGGTTCATGATCGCGTACAAACTGTTCCCAGCGATACGAGTAGTCGCCAAACCTCTTTTGGCTGATAACTTATCTGAAACCTTAAAGTTTGTCTTCAGTGTCTTCAAACGATACAACCCGAACTAAAAGCAAGAGTCCCGTTCATAATGGTTGGTATTGCGCTCCAAATTACAGTCGTAAAAAAACCCGCAGATTTTTATAGTTTGCGGGTTGAGTGCATTTGCTATGGACGAAATCCGTCACACGTTTGAATTGTTGCATATATTGAGGAGAAATGTAAAGTAAGTTAAAAAGGTCGCTCCCTTAGCCTCATTTAATGCACGGTGTAAGGTTGCACATATCTGCTTACGATTGATGCCCGAAATCATTTTTCGCAAATAAGTCCCTTTGACGCTCACGGACTGACTTCATACGATGGAGGTCTTTCAATAATAAGAATAGCCGTCTAAACTCAAACATCGATTACACAAACATCGGAAAAGACATATGCGCATCACTGCAATCATTGCGTCAGGACTAGTCGTTTTGCTGGCGCTAATATGGGTGCTTCAAAAACCAGACTACGACTCGGCTGTCGCATTTGCAGCAGCACTGGCTGTCCTATTTTCGTCCTTCCTTCTTAAACGTAATCGCAAAGAAACTGCCCACTCACAAACCGTGTCGGACTCCTCCGTTGGCGTGCAGGCTGGCCGGGATGTCAACATTCGCGATATCAATAGAGTGAAATGAATTATGCTGGGTGATAAACAGGTACAAAGTACAGAGGGAGGATCGGCAGCTATACAGGCTGGACGCGATATTAATATTCAGGGACTCTCATTCAGTGAGGTTCAAGAGCTTTGCCTCATGCTACTCCGCGACAACTTCCCCAAGCTTAAAGAGGAAGCTAGGCGCACTGCTGAAGAACATGTGCGGTTATTTGCAAACGGGCTCGAACAGCGGCTGGCAAATGATGCGGCGTCAATTGCCCTTGAGAAATTCAAAGATCCTGATGTACAGGCCGCAATCAACGATGCGGTACTAGCCAGTGCAAGAAAAGGAGCTGCTGCAAATCCTAATATACTCGCTACACTGATTTCAGAGCGTGTTGCACCAATAAGTAGCGACTTCAAGGACATCGTTCTTTCAGAGGCTGTGCAAGTTGTTCCCAAGCTTACCGCTCAACAGATCGCATTGCTTTCGTTCGTTCACGCGGTTCGCTCGATAGTCTGCCAGGGTCTGACGTCTGCAGCGGGATTGGAACCCTTTGGTCAAATTGCCTTAGTGTTTTGCACTCCGGCGTTTGGGATATCAGAGTCGCAGAAGCAACACTTACAGTACTCGGGCACGGCATCTGTTAACAACTTACTTGGTGGTGACATATTCGCACAGCAGTCCGAGGAGTACAAGTACCTTGGACTAGAAGAGGGTTCAGCAGCCTTCCAGGCCGAACTGAAAAATACCGCGCCAACATACTTTAATCTGCTTGAGCAGTTCAACAAAGACCGTCTGCATGCTATTAACCTCACCAGCGTTGGACAGGCCATTGCCATAGCCAACATCTCCAATTTCATCGGGAAATTGGACTATGGGATTTGGTTAAAGTAAGTTTCACAATTTGCAAATTGACTGAAGTTGACTTCTGCCTCATACGTAATTGACGACGCATCGGTAAACGAAAAGGGCAGTTCCATAAAATTCGAGGTTCATTATTGAATCAGCATTAACTGATCTGAGTGCTTTACGCATTCGTATTACATATTACAAGACCTTGCTTAACTAGCAATGGCATGATGATCTGCTTAGCCTCAAGGTATAGCGTATGCGTGGCCTCGGGAGTCAGTCTAGGATTTCTGAACACGGCACGACCAGCATAACGATTAGCAGCATGAATCCCTACAGCAGACTTATGCGTCGCACTCAGCGTGTCAATGCAAGCGTCAACCTGTCTTGCCTGCTCAGCCTCAATCCTCGCATCAATTTCGTCCGCATCATCATAGACATCACTTGACTCTGAGCCTCGAGCGTAAATGGACGCTCTGGGTGCATCGAGGGGTGGACGGTAACGCATCGTCCATGCGTACCAAACCTGCAAAAGTTCTTCGACTTGTGCTGATTGTTTCTCTTTCTCTGTCATTGGCATTTCACTTCGCGGACTTGTGCTCACTCTTTCTCCGGCGCTACGAACTCACTGATAAAAACGCGGCACAGACCGCTCTTAACAACTGGCATCCAGGTCCCTGACCATTCCTTGAACAAACTGTCATCCTCAATGCACTGCGCGTGTGTCAGACTGTCCCAAATTGCTTTGAAGGCGAAGTTATCGCCGTCGCGTCGCCGCTTGTCTGGTGGGTAGAGCCAAACCGCGTAGGTCAGGAAGCCTTCGGGAGCCTTGAGCTTGTGCTGCCGCACGTAAGTAGCCACATGCTTCCGATACTCCAGACCTCGCTCGTTGATGTAGACCCTTCCCTTTCCCCTGCGCCAGTAGGTGTTCAGACTTGGTGGAAAAGGCAGCTCAAGAACCATCACGCCCTAAGTGCCTTCAACAATTCGTCTCTATTCACCTTGTGATACCTCTGCAAATAATCGAGCGCACCTTCTTGCCTTACACGGCTCGGCCTGAACGACCGGATAAAGGCAATTCGACACTTTTCACACTCACGTAGGTAGTAAACGCAACCGTGCTTGTGCGTCATTGCAAGTAGATCCCTGTCAGCATAAAAACCACAAAGCTCAGCAAGATAAACAAGTAAAGGTTTTTAAAATTCATGCGGCCTTCCTTTCGCCTAAGGCGGTTTGATAGCACTCGATTTGCACGAGGCTTAGCCTTTCCCCCTGCTCATGCGCAGCTTTGAGTCGCTTCGCCCAACGAAGATTGTCGAGTTCTGCCTGTGCCTCTTTAGAAAAACGCAGGGCCTCGCTTGCGATCTTGCGCAGCTGCTCAGCGACCAACGACTCCTCGGCCCTAGGAGATGGCAACAACACGTGCGAAACAGTCGGTGCCTGTCGGCAGACCGCACGAAACTCCTGGGCTGTCGGCGGCTTGCTGTCAGGCAGGTTGGCAAGGCCGAAGGCAATGGCCTGAGGGCGATCGACAAAGCCCTTGAGGCACTCTGCCCAGTCGGCTTTCACCTTCGCGATTGGCATGCCTTCCCAGCGTCCGAGAAAGTCACGCCCAAAGGCAATGCTCAGGCGATCAAAAATTGCGTCAACCCACTTTGCTGGCAAGCTCATGCGATTCTCGCCAGATGGTTTTGCAATGGAGTGATGTCGATGACATTGCTGTGAACCACCGCGCGAGTGCCGATTGCCTCTTCGTACCTGAGCCTGGCAGAGCGTTGGTAATTCGTTTCCGTGACTACTGCAGGGCTTGCCCTCGCTCTCTGAGCCACGGCCTGCGCCTCTTGCATTTGCCCGTCAACAACGGCAACGATGTAGGCAAAGCTTGCCTTCCCTCGCGCCTTTGCTGCCCTTGCCGCGTCGATGAACATGCCGACGTCTGCACCGGCCTCAAGCAAGGTCTTTAGCTTTGGATTTGACGGGCTCACGGCACCGATGCCTTCGCCTTTGAGGGCAAGGCAGACGATTGCGGTTTGCGAGGGTCGCGGTATTTTTTCTGTGCCCCCCTCTTCCGCAGGCAGCGAGCCCTGAATCGGTGAATCCGGAATCAGTGAATCCTCAATCAATGAATCAGGAATCAATGAATCATGAATCAATGAATCAGAGCGTGTTGGCACCTGCTTTTCACCGGCTGATAACGGTGATTTAACCGTTAAATCTTTAACGTCATGATATTTAGGATATTTTTTTGACTTCTCCGTGTGGTGAGGACACTGATGCTTTTCAAAGTTGATGACCTGAAGGTAACCAACACCGTTAACCACATACCTGTGGATGAAACCTAGTCGTTGCAGCACCGTTAGATAACCGTTAACGTCCAGATTTTCACGGTACGGAAACAACTCGGCCTTAATGCGTAACGGCCGGTCTTCTAGAATCCCTTCTTTGTCGGCCAGGCACCACAACCCTGCAAAGGTCAGACTGACCATCGGATCTTCGGTGCCTAGCAGCTCGTTAGTAAAGAAACTGGGTTTTATATTGCGCGCCCTTGCCATATCAATATGCTCCTACGTCAGGCCAAGGTTTTGTTGTGCTCAAGCTAAAGCGGGCTGGCCCAGCCTGGACGTAGCCAGAACATTTCGGCGAAGGTTCGACAAGGCACGCATTTCTTCATCAATCTGCGCGACGATCTGATCAGAGGCGGTGGCGCTGATCACCTCATCTTTAATCGCGTCAATCAGAAGACCTGACAACTTGCCCCAAAGCGCGGTGAGCTCCATGCTCTTAGTGCATAGGCCAAAGATCTCGGTCTCCGGCTCTGCCTCATCATCAGCGCCATCCACTTCAACAGAAACCAGACCATGCCCTGACGCTAGCGCCTTAATCCAGTCTGTTGCGTCCTCTCTGTTCTTTTCCTCCATCCATTCAGTCAGCAAGTCTGCAATTTCGACACTAACCGACTCACCTTCAAGCCCTCGCAACTTTGCGCGCAGCGTCTCTTTGTGCATCGTGCGACCACGACGATTTTGTAAAAATTGAGCGGCATCGGCCACACCACCAACTGTATTGCGCACGCTTGTGTAAAGAACGTCGCGCCAGTCAGTTTTTTCGTATCGGCAAGTCATTTTTGTTTCCTTGTTGGTAGGGTTGAATAAGGGTTTTCCGATGTAGTGTTTAGCCGTATATTTAGTGCTTGAGCAGTGACGCAGAAAACGTGTCAGCGCTCTTCTGTAATTGCACGTGATCGGAGTTCACGACTTACACAATCGGGTCTTAGGGATTGATCTTTGGCTCAGAACAACAAGCGGTTTGCGAAGTAAGTGGTTAGTCCTGAGGTAAGCGAATTGAAAAACATGTCTTTAACGAACGATGGTGTGGTGCACAGTGTGTTAACCACGCCTGTGCTTAGTGAGCTCTGGCCAGATCAGGAAGAAATCATCGGGGCGCAGTTCACTGCGCGTGACCTCACCCTTTGTGACTTGCTCAAGACCGGCACAGTTTTCAGGAGACGGTCGGCGGCCTTGGTAAGCCTTTCGCCACTGACGGATCTGGGCGTTACTTTTGACGTCATAACCCAGCGCAACCAACGCTTGCCTTAATTCGGAGACAGAAGGAGCCCCGTTAGAAGAAAGATATTTGTTCAAGTCCATCTTTTTATTTTAATAGCTTTTGCTACTACTATGCAAGAGCTTTTGCTACTACATCAAATGTTACGGTTTGTAAATGAACGAAATCAACATGACTGAATATCGAATTCAGCGCCTGAAAGATGCTATCGACCATATTTCCAAGGGAAATAAGTCTGACTTCGGGCGCAAGCTCGATATGAGAGATGGTGCCTTTATTCGGCAGATGCTTGCCGGGACACGTCCAATCACCGAGAAAACGATTCGTTCAATCGAAGCCTTTCACGGGATGGAGGATTGGTTTGCACCGCCTTCTAAACAAAAGCAGAAAGTCAGTGCGACCAACAAAAATGCTCAGGAAGCAGGCACAGATTGGCCTTTCAAACGACTGTCGTTAGAACGCCTGTCGCAACTGGATAAGGACTGTTTAAAGGTAGTCGAAAATCGCCTGATAGACCTCGTTGATGTTTTGCTAGGCGATCAGTCCAGCCAGAGTGCTGCGTCAAAGTCATCCAAGTAACTTTTAAAAATAATGTTGAGTCGTGCGGCCACAATCACGTGGCACGCACTGACTAAGCTTACTTGTCAGAGCGGCCTGAGCGCACTCAGGCTTTCGCCGCACGGTAGGCCGCCTGAACGGCCGGCACTAGCGAGGCGTGCAAAGTTCCCAGATTGGGTATCTGCCCCTGAGGTGCTGCGGGTGGTACCGAGAACCAGTCCGTGTTGTACGGCAGATCAATCGTTTGCTTCAAATTTAACTTGGTGTCGTAGCTCAACCCGGCTGTTTGATAAGCCGTCGGATTACGTTCACGCAAAATCGAAAACTCACCACTATAAAGAGTGGTGGTCCGCTGGCTCGTACCGTACGCAACGTTCACGTGAAACTGTGGCGCCTCGTCATCAAATACTTTGAGAATAAGTGCAGGTCGTGGCTTTGGTCGAGGATTGATATTGTCAGGAAAATGGCACCATACGATTTCACCGGCCGTTGGTTCTGGCCACCAAGCCACCGTCATGCAGCCTCGCTGTCAAACAGGCTTGAGCGTACCGAACGCTTAACGCCTTGCGGCACACGCTTTTTGATTTGGCGAAGCTGAACGCTTGTCAACGGACCATCATCGGCTTCGTACTGAGGCAGCATTTTTACCGCAAGCTCATGCAACGCCCTGTGGATGGCCTGTGTCTCATCAACGCCAAGTTGTTCGGCCAGGCGTTTAGCTGTTTCGCGTGTAATGCCCGTGGCGCTATCTATGCTGCGATAGCGAAAGGCGATTTGATTGGTTATGGCTCGTGCTGTCATAAGATCCTCACTGGTAGATATCTTTAAGATATCCATTTACTTTACATCTGTCAAGTAGCGATGGATAAATTCATCCAGTCTTTTACCTTTTAATAGTAGCGTTTGCTATCGTATTGAAAAGTAGCTTTTGCTACTATTTAATTTCAACATTGGGCGAAAGAAAAAGATGAACGATTTCAACGGCGAAGTGCAAACCAACTTTACGCGCTGGTCTTTACTCTCTGACGGATGGCATAACGCGAGTGGCTCTTACCGCCAAGGTTCCGAGTCCATCCCACCAAAGGCTTGGGTGTATGTATGCCTGTTCGGCACTCTCAGCCTCGCAGTTCTATTTACAGCCTCGGCCTTGGAGTTTGTCTGATGCGAAGAAAAACTTCAAAGCAAAGAGCGAACCCCGCACCGGGCCCCAAACGTGCGGCATTGCTAACGACTCCCTCAGCCACTCAGGAAAAAAGAATGAATGCAGTCGTCACCTTTAACGAAATGGAAGGCATGGCCGCCCACATCGTTCGGTCAAAACTATTTGGCGCAAAAGATGAGTCCCAAGCCATAAGCTTGATGTTGCTGGCACAGGCAGAGGGTATGCATCCAATGGCGGCGATTCAGGATTTCGATATTGTCCAGGGCCGCCCTGCCCGCAAAACGCATTCAATCCTCGCGCGCTTTCAGTCAGCGGGTGGCTCTGTCATTTGGGAAGAAGTCAACGGCCTGCGTGCTTGCGGAGTGTTCAGCCACAAGCAAGGCGGATCGCTGCGCGTCCAGTGGACGTTTGAACAAGCTAAACGCGTTGGCTTGACCGGAAAAGACAACTGGAAGAATTACCCGCAGGCCATGCTGCGCGCCCGTTGCATCGCAGAAGGAATCAGAGCGGTGTTTCCTGGTGCGATTGGCGGCATGCTTTCCGTTGAAGAAGCGCAGGACATTGTCATCGCACCACCAAAAGATATGGGCATGATCACGCCCACTGATAACAACAACCTGCGCACTCATTGGCTGAGCGCTGTCTCAAAGGCTCAAACACTAGACGCACTTGAATCAGTCTGGAAGCTTGGTCTTGTTGAGCTGAAGCAAGCCGCGGACACTGACCTGCATGCCGCCTTCAAAGCCGCAGTGCTTGAGCGCAAGGCGACACTCAAAAGTCTGATCATCACGGTTAACGAAGAAGGAAAAATCGAAGAGGCTGCGCTTTGAAATTAATTGTTTGTCAGCAGGGAACACCAGAATGGTTTCAAGCACGTGCAGGAAAGATCACGGCCTCGATGTTCAGCACGGCTTGCGATTATCTGAAGCCAACGAAATCAGAGCCGAGTTTGCGGCCGAGTCAGAAAAATCTCGACTATGCCTACCGGGTTGCCGTCGAACAAATTTATGGCCAAACAACTGAAGACACTTACGTAACTAGGGAGATGCGCCGAGGCACCAACCTAGAGCCTCTTGCACGCATTGCTTATGAAACCGTCACCGGAAATCTGGCCGAAGAGTCTGGCATCGTAGCCACCGACGATGAATTGTTTGCCTACTCTACCGACGGTCTTGTGGATGAGGACGGTCTGATTGAAATCAAAAGCCCGAACTCAGCTCGAAAGATTGTTGAGATGTGGACTACTGGCGATCTGTCAGAGTACGTGCATCAACTCCAAGGTGGTCTTTGGTTAACCGGCCGCAAGTGGCTCGACTTCATTATGTATGCACCTCAACTCGAAAGCGTTGGTAAAGACCTCTTTATCAAACGCATCGAACGTGATGAAGAGTTTATTGCCACGATGGAGCAACAGCTTTGGGATTTTGCCAAACGTGTTCAATCGCACGTGGCCATGCTTAAGGAGGCTGCGTGACAGAGACCGCTCTTACCCTCCAACAAGCTGCCAACACGTTAAGCCTTTCGTACAGCACGATCTTTAGCAAACGCCATGCCATTGGCTTCAGACTGCCGGGCTCAAGAGTCTGGCGCGTCTGGCCAAGCAAACTTGCAGAATTAACCCAACCACGTAATAATCGCCAGCGACTATCTCTCAGGATCGTCGGAGAAGCACAATGTCAATCTTCAAACATCCTGAGTCCGGTTTTTGGTGGCTCGATTTCCGCACACCAGACGGCAAACGAATTAGACGCACTACTCAAACGAAAGACAGGAAATCAGCGCAGGAGTATCACGACAGGCTAAAAGCCTCGGCGTGGCGCGTAGATAAACTGGGTGAGAAACCAGAGTATTCGTTTGATGATGCTGCGTTGGCCTACTTGAAATCATGCTCTGCTCAACGCGACTACCGCTCCAAGGTTTGTCACATTGCGTGGTGGCGTGAGAAATTTCAGGGTCAGCCTGTACGCTCTTTAACAACACGCGCAATCATGGATAACTTGCCAACTCATAAAGTTGTGCAAAGCGGTCCGGCCAAGCTCATGTCGCCTGCGACTAAAAACCGCTACCTGGCCACCATCCATAAAATGCTTACCAATGCTGCAGATATGGAATGGATCGAGGCTGCACCAAAGATCTTACGCTTTGAAGAGGCCGGCGTTCGTGAAAGCTGGTTAACGCAGGCTCAAGCTCGCGCCCTTATTGATGCGATTGAACCAGGCTGGATGCAGGACATTTGCATCTTTGCTCTCGCTACCGGTATGCGTGCGGGCGAGATTCTGTCGCTTGAATGGAGTCAGGTGGATAAGCTTCGTGGCCTTGTGTCTGTTCTGGCGACAAAGGCCAAGTCTAAAACCAGCCGGCCAGTGCCGCTTAATTCAGATTCACTAGACGTCATTAACCGCAGAGTTGGAAAACACAGGCAATTCGTTTTTGCCAGGGCCGGACAAGAAAGCACTGAAATTGACAGACGGATCTGGGCCCGCGCTTTGAAGGCCGCAGGAATCAAGAAAGATTTTCGCTTTCACGATCTGCGTCATACCTGGGCGAGCTGGCATACGCAAGCCGGAACACCGATGCTTATCTTGCAAAAGTTAGGCGGCTGGAAAACGCTTTCAATGCTCAACCGTTATTCACATTTGAATGCCGAGCATTTATTTCAACAAGCGGGGGCAAGTAATTTTTATGGCAGGATTCAGCCACAGCCAGACGCAGAAACTAAAACAGCCACTGGCTAAGGTGGCTGTAAGATATTAATTTCACTACGTTTTTTTGGCTCCCCGACCTGGACTCGAACCAGGGACCTGCGGATTAACAGTCCGTCGCTCTACCGACTGAGCTATCAGGGAATAGTCACTATGACCAAGGGCGAAATATTAGCATAATTTTTAGTAGCTTGCGCCGACAAGCAAGATACCGCGACGGATCTGCTCGGCTTAAGCCAAACTAGCCCTTACCATCGAGCCAATGGCAGCATTGACATCCTCCCCGGCCTAAAGGACGGGGACTCCTACGGCGCTACGCGATGATTTGCGAGTCGCTTCGGTGGGTTCCTGCTTCACAGAGCGGCCTGACTGCGCCAACTCTCCACAGGCTAAGAC